CCCAAAAGTTGATTGAGAATTTGTGTCTTGAGCAGTGTAGGAACTATTGAAGTTGTTGCCATAATCCATAATGATTTTATTCGCTAAATCCCCTTGACGCTGGATAACGCCAATGCCAGAAGCGATGGCGTGAGAAGCGTCTAAATCTGTGTAGCCATTAGCCACTAAGTAATCTTGACGATGGCTTGCGTCTGCATATCCAATAAGACCATTAGCATCCTCATAAAGATAACCGAGGGCTGAATTAGCAATCTGATTGGCTATTGGGCCAATTATGCTATCGGTAATCTGGCGGCTGACCATCGTATATTCGCCAGCATCAATTTCACCTAACCCAATATTTTGAGCATCTGCCCAAGTTTCGGTGGCATCATAGGTTGCCCAAGTTTCTGCTGGTGGGACTTCATTCCAAGAGCCTAAAAGCAAATCATCTAGCAAATCTGATATCTGAGCGCCATCTAGCCCTTCAGCCAAATTGCCATCAAAAATAGCTCTTTGTAATCTTGAAAGTGCTCCAATGGCAGTAATGCGAAGACTAGTTATAACTGCACTTGATCCAGCGCTTCTTACTATTTGTCGCAAGTCTGAAACTCTACCGCCAAAAAGAGAGACATAATTTCCACTAGTATCTTTAATCTCAATTGTAACTGCCGTATTAATTGTAAATGAGTAGTTAGTGCCATCGGTATTTATAACCTCAACCGAGCAATACCCTGCAGGAGTTGGGGAATTAATATCTTGACGGCCAGAGGTAATAGTTAGATTGCTTAAAGTAACTGAGGTTAATTCTGAGCCATTGACTTTGATTCGCCAATCGGGAGTCCAGAGAGTCATAGGATTTGGGCCGAAGTCCTTAGATCGCCAGCGCCAGTAGTTCCGCGATTGGTTGAATTGTTAAGAGCCAAGATAACTGCTCTGGTAAATCCTTCTTCATCGATAGCGGATGGAGCATTAACATTAATTACCACATTGCCTTGCTGATTAGCTGCAACTGTGCCAGCAACATTGAATCCAGAAGGAATTGCATTACCGCTCGGCACTAGTGTGGATGGGGCGCTAGGAGTGGAAGCCGATGGAGCGCTCGGAGTAGTGGATGGCTTAGGAGCTACTGGGACGCTTGGGCTTGGAGCAGTAGCAATCTTTGGAAGTGTTGAACTGCTTGGAGTGCTAGGGGCTGAAAATGATGGCTTAGAAATGGTAGATACATTAGGCAAAAGTGGAACGGCATTGTAAGCGCGGATAAGGACATTTATTGCATCAATGGCAAAATTAACTGCGTTCTTAATTCCATTAACTACCGCGCCAATAACATCTAAAATACCGCCAGCGACTTTACCAATAAATCCAAGTGCTCCACCAAGGTTATTGATTAAAACTGGAACTACAAAGTCTTTAATAAAGTTATAGAGAATAGTTAATGATTCCTTATTTCTGGCAATTGCATCAGTAACTGGCTTTAATGCTGCGTCTTTGAACTCAATAAATTTGGGAATAACTGTGTTAATGAAATAATCTAAAAGTCTTTGAAGGGTAGGCAATAAAGCAGCTCCCACCGATTCCTTGGCTTCATCAAAGCCCACTTTAAGTCTTTGAATCTGACCTTCAAAAGTATTAGCTTGAACTGTAGCTGCTCCACCAAAAGTCTCAGCTAATTGTTTTACTGTTCCCTCTAATCCAAGGGTCTTAATTTCAGCACTAGATAAACCAACACCTAGACGCGTTAAAGAGGCTGTATTGCCTTCGTAAGCCTTACCAAGGGCATTGGATACAGTCTCAACGCTCTTACCAGTAGCAGCTGAAATATCTAAAGCTAGCGTCAATAAATCTTGCGACTTAGTTACTGATCCTGTTGCAGTTGCTAAGCGCTGAAGGGCTGGGCGCAATTGGTCATCAGCAACGCCAGTCGCTAGTGAGGTTTTAAGTATCTGCTCCTCGACTGCTGAAATCTGAGCTTGAGTTGCGCCAGTAACATTCTTTAGGGCATTGGCTAAACGAAGCTGGGCAGCCTCATCTTCAATAGCTGCCTTAACGCCATCAACGGCTAACTTGACTGCATAGGCCGCTGCTGCTGCAGCTGCTGCTGCGAAGGCGGCTGCTGCAACCTTGCCAAACTTTTCTAACTTACCGCCAAAGCCTTCAACCTCTTTAGAGCCAGTATCAAGATTTTTCTTGAGATCAGCGACATCAGCAAGAATCGATAGTTTGAGCGTTCTACTGCCAGCCATTACTTATCCCACTCTTTCAATATCTTGGAGAATGCTTCTTGCCATTTCTTAATCAATTCAGGCTGAATCTTACGAAGGGTTGGGTAGATAAAGTAGCCAGCGTTTCCGCGACCTTTGCTTGGTGTTCTTCTCGGGAACTGACGCAAGCGATTAGATCCAAATTCATAACCCGCCCAGAGTTTTTGTGTGCTACCGCCACCAGAAAAGCGCTGACTTGCAAAGCCATAAGAGAACTCTCCGATTTTGGAACTGGCCGAGACTTTAACGCCTGTTGCAATTCTTCTAACTGCTTCTTGACCAAAAGTCCTTGTGAGTGCATAGGCTTTGATTTCATTTGCTGCATAAGTAGCCAGCGCGCTAGATTCTTGTTTAGCTTGGCTAACGGCTTCATCATCCATCGCTTTGAAAGCGGTAATGATTGAGCGGAGCTCGCGCTTGTCGTAGCTGATTGGTAACTCATCTGCCACCGTTACGCTCCTTTAATATCTCTATCGCAGTTAGGACTTGGTCGATGTCTGTCCAGTAAGTCATCGGTATCCCAGTTGCTATCGCTATCTCGACTATTAGTCGGTTGATGCTTCCGGGCTCGTAACTTTTGGGCTTTCATCTCCAATCGTCATCTCTTCAACTGTTAGCTCCCAAATCTCTTGAGGCTTGGTTGGCTTTCCAGCTGCTTCGCGCTTATACGCAAAGTAAGCAAGATCTAAGAAGTCCGCTTGCTGGTAGGCCGATATATCCTTCATCGAATAAATCGACTTACCAGTTTTGCGTTCCCACTTAGCCCACTCTGGTAAGCCAGCCTGATAAGTAACTGATTCGCCAGAGTTATATTTAATTGTGATTGATATTTTCATAGCTCCCGATGCTCCGATCTCTTAGCTGAAGGTCTCTGTTGGAGTTCCAACGACAGTCATTGTCCAAGTATCAGTTAGCGCTCCTGGAGCTGCGCCACCTGCTGATGGGAAGATTGGCAATACTGTGAAAGCAAATACTGCTCCAGATACTGCTGTAAATGAAACGCTTAGTGCTGTGTTTGGTGCAGATTCTGCATCTGCCCACATTGCCTCGAATAGTGAGCTAGTAGCTCCCCAATCCTGTAGCAATTCAATTGTGAATGTCCATTGCTTATCAACGGACTTATAAGCGCGACCATCAAGGGTTTGATAGGTCTCGATAATTGTGTCGCAGCTTAGGACTGCGCTAGTTGTCTGGGCGTCATAAGCAGCGCTATCGAGTGTAAAGGTTACATCGCGCCCAGTTATTACTGTTGTTGGCATTTGGGTCTCCTATGCGGTTTGCTCGTAGCGGACGCTCAAGCGTATATCTGAAACTAACAGGGTTGTAGTTCCTACTTCAGTTACCGAAGGTCTTTCGACTATTGATAACTCATACTTGGAAGCATTTAGTGCTCCAAGAATACTAATAATTAATTGCTCTAAATTATCAAGAGCAGCAGCGTTGCTGAAATACGCAACGCAAGCGGTAATGGTGTAATTTAGTTTAACTCTTGTTGTAGCTTTGCCCAAGACTTCAAGCTCCATATAGGGTGAGTCTGGAATCACAATAATTGCAGGGACAATTGGTGCTTCAGGAACTGAGTCGTAAATATTGGCAGCTACTCCTGCTAAGGCAGTTTTAATAGCTCCTCTAACATCTGTAGCAATTGTGCTGGCTGGCATTAGCCCACCATTGTCTCAACATCAAGATAAGGACCTAGAAGGCCAGTTACCTTGGCAAGTAAATTTTTAGAAAGGCGGTAAGGGGTTACTGCGAAATCTACGCCTTCGATTGATCCACCAGCGGCGGTTCTGGATTGAAAGATTTCAACGGAGATAGCCAGAATAGCAGCTTCAGCATTGGGGTTTCCGACATAGGTCGATAATCCAGATAGCGCAGCGTTTCCTGCTGGGATGATATTTTTTTCCAATATGTCTGCATTGGTGATTGCGACTGTAAATACATAATCTGAAATCTC